TTAATTGGGGAATCTATAAGAATCAAACAGTTTTACTTGACTATGGAATCACTGAGAAAGTCAGCACAATGTATTAAATTGCCTTTCTAAATGAAAGTTGAACCATCTCTTTGTTAGAATTAGTGAATGATGTTTCTAAAGATAGTCCCTCTTTAATCTGAAGATGTGCATAAATTGACGAAGGAGTTTTATAGAAACCCCTTTTAGGAAGTGGACCTAGCATCCAAAATGGAGCAATCCCTATCCTTAATCTTGGATTTATCTGGTACTCGATTTGAGCAAGTCTAACCCTTATTTGATTCTGCATAGAATAAGTAGAATCATCTTCACCAATATAAGATTGATCGCCGAATAAATTAACCAATTCTAATCTTGGTCCGAATATCCATTTCCCATAATTAAATGATTTTTCTACACTTATAGATAGGGAATTGTAATAGGATATGTTAGCCGACATTTCAACTTGCCAGCTTTCTGAAGTATCTTTTGATTGTCCTACAGAAATAGTAGATAAAAACAACAAAAAGCAAAATATTAAGTTTCTCATATGGCTTCTTTATTTTATCTATATAAAGATATCTGAACATCATTGATATATCAAGTAATATAAATGTCACAATGCACCCATAGCTCAGCTGGATAGAGCATCTGCCTTCTAAGCAGACGGTCTCAGGTTCGAATCCTGATGGGTGTACTAAACGATCAAGCGTTCCAGCCGATTACGGTAAAACGAAGGTCTAAGGGAACTAGTACCTTGGCTTGATCCCACGCTCTCTTAGCTCAGTTGGTCAGAGCACCCGACTCATAATCGGTAGGTCGTAGGTTCAAGCCCTACAGGGAGCACTAATTAAACCAATACACTTTTTCGCATTCTGCACCTCTACGGATTTTTATAGGTGCATCAACATGGGGGCGTAGCTCAGTTGGTTAGAGCAGGATGCTTATATCATCAAGGTCACAGGTTCAAATCCTGTCGTCCCTACTTAGGGGGCAGGAGAAAGTCTCCTGCCCTTTTCCGCTATAAATAAAATAAAGACATAATGTATAGGGTATTTAAGAAGCTAAATGGTACCGCAGTAGATATCGTGGATCACACCATCTCAGTTCTTAAAGAATGTCCATATACTGAAATTCATATCGGTAGTGACTCACAGAATCACTCTGAAGTCACTAAATATAGTACTGTTATAGCATATAGGTTTGGAAACAGAGGGGTGCACTACGTTGTACATAAGATGTCAACTCCTAAGATCACTGATAAATGGACTAGATTATGGAAAGAAGCAGTAATGTCAATTGAAACAGCTGAAATACTGACCTCAAAAATAAAGGTTCAAGTTCAAATAGACTTAGATTATAACTCAGATAAGAGATATTTTAGTAGCAGGCTAGTTCAGGCAACTTCAGGTTGGGCAAATAGTCTGGGATACAAAGTTAATATTAAACCTGATAATCAGATCGCTACCAGAGCAGCAGATTACCATTGTAGGTAAATACTATAAACCTACACCACTTATTTAGTATAATTTATATATGCCTAGATTCGTAAAAGAAAATATTGAATTTAAAGGAATAGACTTTCTTCCAGAATATTGGAAGCCATACTTTGTTCTTTCGGAAATCGGCAAAACATACACAGTCATTAGAGACACCGAAGTTCCTATTTTGAATAACACAAACAATTCGTGCAAAAGCTGTGGAAATAGAATTCCAGACCTAATAATGTCTGATACTGAATATGAATACCATACAAATCAACCATTCTTTGATTTATGCTTGGAATACACTCACCCTAGAGTATTATCAGTTGGATACGGAATAGGATTGATTATTCCCGAAATGGAACGTCAAGGAGTAGATCTAACTATACTTGAAAAATATCAAGAAATTCTAGATCTTGACGAAAATATTGATCAAGTAAAGCAGTCGCATACAATAATTATTGGCGATATTAAAAGCTTTGATCTCTCTCAGTTAGATCCGTTTGATGTCATATTTTTAGACATAACTGAAAATCTACCCTGGGCAGAAGTTCAGGCTTTAAAAAGTAATTTAAAACCAGGTGGTCAATTAAAACTATGGTCACATGATAAAAAGATTAATGACCGTAAAAAAAATACTTAAATGAGAAAAATAAAAATGATTAATCGACTTACTTTAATTCTTGCACTATTCCTAAGTGTAGGATTTGCTAATGCACAAACCCCTGCTGATACTCTTGAAACGGATATATTCAAAGTGGTTTATTCTGAATTTCACGAACAGCCTCTTTTCCTATCGTATACCGTCGATTGTCCAACTGGAACGGCATCTAGATCGGGAATGAATTTCTACAAAGTAGAAGGAATTCATACCTCCGATAACGATGACTATAAGGACAATCCATATGATAAGGGACATCTTGCTCCAGCCGCAGCCTTTAATTGTGATAGAGACGTTTTAAAAATGACGTTTTCATATTTAAACTGTGCTCTCCAGCATGAGGGATTAAATAGAGGACCTTGGAAAGAACTAGAAGGATTTGAAAGAGATCTAGCTAAAGTATTCGACCAAGTATCAGTTGAAATTACAGTTAATTTTACTGAAGAGTTACATAGAGTTCCCGGAGGAGCTGCTATTCCGGATTCCTTCACTAAGATCATAAGATTTGACGGAAAAGCAATTGCTTTTGTTTTTCCAAATGAAGATGTATCTGGTGAAGATTGGTCCAAGTTTAGAGTGCTTAATTGGTAATCTAAATCAAATAATCTTAAAATAAAAAAGGGAAGCAATTAGCTTCCCTTTTCTGTATCAATAAGCTTCTAAGTTTAGAAACTTGGTGTGAATCCTGTTGAATCTGAACTAAGTTCTCCACCGACTCTGGTAATTGTAATACGGTTGATGAATTTGTGAATTCCTCTTGGGAAATCAACAATAACATCAATGATAGCCGCATTGTTTTCAATTACTTCATTAGTGTTATTAGAAGAATCAAATACAACTTTGTATGAACTTAATCCTCTAGCATTAACAACAGCATCTAAGTAGTTTTCAACAATCGTCTTAACTCTAAGTCTAGTGATCTCATCGTTAAAGTCAAACAAGAAGTTGAATAGTATTCTAGAAATATCTCTTTCAATAGTAGAAAGATTGTCTCTAACATGTGCATTATTAAGAGCTGAATTAACTCTCTGGTAAGCTGTGTTATTAGAGAATAATAGAGTACCAAATCCTCTTCTCTTAACAATTAGATTGTGTCCAATTGGCTCTAAGAAATCTCTATCTTGATCCGTCAATTCGTATTCAATTCCAACTAATTCAGGATCCGTGATAGCACCTCTCTTTCCACCGGCTACAATTAAGAACGGAGTACCATTCTTGAACTTTCTAACATAAAGATTAGAAATGTATGCCGCTGGCGGAACTGAGATATTTCTATTTCCGTTTCTAATAATCAGATTAGGAAAGTAGAAAGTAGAGTAAGATGCTAGTGGAACACCGTTAATATCCTCTTGAGCAAATTGGAAGGTAAAACTAGGATTTAAGTTTAAATCTCCACCTTTAGAAATTAACTCAGTTGATAGTAACTTATTAGTTGAACTAATAAAGCTAGGATCTACAGATTTTTCAAATTGAGCTACAGAAGGAGCATTTAACAATGCCATTGCTTGCCCGTGAGTAGCTGCCAATTTAGATAGGTAGTATTTAGAGCTTGAGCTAATCTCTCCCTCATAGGTATCTACTATGTATCTGAAATCAATTACTTCTTTTCCAGCAAGAGCTTGCGGAATTGAAGTGTAATCAAAGAGATAAGATAGTATATCCTGTTGTCTAGCGGCGGTTCCGTTAGGTAACAATGTTTCTCTGATCTTAAATCCTCTCAAGTATTGTCCTCTAATAGAATTTACAAAGTTGTATACTCCCTTGTAAACTTGAATCTTATTGTTAGTTACGTCTAGACCACTTATTTCATCTACTGAAGGGGCCATAGTAGTAATAGTATATTCAAGTCTATATGGGCTAATTTCTTCTCTAGAAGTAACAGAAATTATCTTCAACAATCTAGGTCTAACATCTCCGATTCTTTTAGCTCTAATGAAGTGATTAACTTTTATAAATTCATCAACTTTAGCCTTATTAACTGCAACTGAAGTATTTACTCCTACTACAATTTTATTAGGTTGAGTAATTGTAAAGTCAGTAAAGTAGTTAGTATCTGAAAGATCAAACTCTGCGGTGTAATCTTCTCCAGCGTCAGTAACGATCTTGATATAATCATTTCCTCCACCGGTATAAACAATTGAGCTTGCATCTTCTTGATTTAATAAAGTAATATCAGAATATATAAATACTTTGATGTACTTCAACTCATTTCCTGACACAGTGATTGAGAAGTTATCTTGAGTTTTGATGTAGTAGTCTAACGTACCGTTTGTAATGATATCACCAGTTCTAACAAAACCATTTGCATATGAATCATACAGAGTACTGTCCTCCATTGCGATGATATATGGATCTCCAGATGCTGGCGTAATAACGTAAGTATCTCCAGCAATCGTTGGAATAACCGAACCAGTTAAGAAATTAGCTTCTGAATCGCTATCGCTAATTGCGAAAATTAATTCAGAATCTGCTGGTCGTCTGTAGCTTAAAACATCAATCAGAGGAGTTACATCAGCAGCAGATCCGTCGGTATCATATCCTCCGTCATCAGCAGTGTATGCATCATCTGAATTTAATTCATCATATCCGTGTCCAACTAAGTCAATTCTATGAGTATCAACCTCAATATCATTGAAGTTAGTGTTAGCAAGATCGACCAAGTCCAATTTATCAGAATCTAAAGCACATAGTACCCCAGTTGATGGGAATAATCTATTAACTAATCTGTCAATAGAAATACTATTTCCAGTTTGATCTATGAAATCTGGAATTAAACATCCGATTGTTCTACTGATTACTTTAATCTCTCTAAGAGCAAAGAATTCAGAAGATTTTGCTTCAATTAAACCAGACTCATCGAAAAATTGTCCATATACTGGATCGTTTGCCAGTTTCAAGTAGTTAGTCCAATCTCCAGATATAAAGATTACCTCTACCATGTAGTCTGAGATAAAATCATCTGGGTGAACATAGGAAGGAAAATCTGTTTCTTCTCCGCTTCCGACAGTGTTGTACCATTCTTTTGCAGTTATATCAAACCCGGTTGTAGCAGCGCGTCTTGTCCATATCGTCAAATTAGATTTTCCAGTGTTTGCGAATGATAAGATCTTGTTAGAATCAATTGAAACGTTACCTAGTCCTCCTGGATTGGTGATGTAATCATCTCCAAGAGCCAAGTTCTTAGTCTTGTTCAATTGGTCTGAGCTAGCAAACCATAACCTTCTTGTATTGAAGAAGTCAATAATTGGATTTTTTACCGGATTTTCTCCTGAGTTATTACTAGAAGACTCAGTGTTAAACGTCGTAAAGTAGGCCTGATCCTGATTAACTATCGAATCGTCGTCAGTATCTATTGGCATAACGTTTAAAGCAAATACTGGTCCTTCTCTCAATGCGACTTCAATAGATCTATGGAAATATCCACCAGCCTTTTCCAACTTAGGATCGATATCGCCAAATACTGCTTTAAGAGTTCTAAGGTCATTTATTAATACAACGGTATTAAATGGACCGACTCTGCTTGATCCGATTACTAATCTTCCAGTCGTTAAAGGAAGAGCTACGTTCTCGCTTTGATCAATCTCAACGGTATATACACCGCTGGACTTAAAATTATTTAAATTGATCCTTCTTTCAGCCATTTCTTTAAGTATATTTTTTATTATTTATTCTCACACGATGTCAATAAACCCAAAAAATATTCAAAAATCAAGATCCAAGTCATCAATTTGATGTATAAGACTATAAAGAAATTTCATGGCAAACTCGGACAACATTTGTGCAGACCTCAAAGTTGAGGACTTTTATTCAGATAGCTCTGATACTCTAGGGCTAATTTTCAACAAACAGAAGGAACTTCAAGAAAGACTTGGATTTGATTTTAAAGACTGGACTTTAAAGCAGATCGCAGATTTTTGGATGGTTAATAAGCACGCAATGAGCGACGAGCTTAACGAAATGTTCGATGCACTCGGTGGTATTAACGAAGGAATAGGTTCCGCGGCTTGGAAATATTGGAAAAATAATAATTCTAAGGCGACCGAGATGAAAATTTCAGATTTATCAGATGATGATAAACTAGAACTATTCTACGAGTGGATCGACGGACTTCACTTTTACATGAACTTTGCGATATCAATTGGCATGACTCCTTCAGATATCGTAAATCTTTACATGGCAAAAAATTCAGAAAACCACGATCGTCAGAATCGAGGATACTAAAAAAATAGATAAAATGAAAATAGTAGGAGAAGACGGAAATCAACCAGGGCCTCAACCCGGACCAAGTGGTATACCGGCAGATGTTCTAAAGAATGCCGAGTATATTAAGTGTGAGGAGTGCGAAGGCACCGTATTTGAAGAAAAAATGATGATCAAGAAAATATCCAAGTTTTTAACTGGATCTGATCGAGACAGTATTGCCCCAGTACCAGTTGTTGTTTGCTCAGCCTGTGGACATATGAATGAAATGTTTAAGCCATCAATATAAACCCTCAGTTAAAGATCACATATGATTATAGGAGTAGAAGTTCAAAATAAAGACTTAATGATATCTTACTATGATAAGAGCGGTAAGATATCCTACATTAGAAAGAGACTATCAGATCACGAGATCTTTAATTGGGTTGAAAGCGAAAAGCCAACAATTTACAAGAACTGGGATGGCAAACCTATAAAACGAGCAAAATCAGATCCAAAATGGTTAACTAGAACCAGGATAGAGGAGTTAATCATAGAAAAGCTTTCGCCAGAAGAGATTGACATGATATACGATTTTGATAATCTTCCAAGAAAAGACTATGTCGATATCGAGATCGGATTAACAAGCGACGAATTTCCAAAGCCCGAGAAAGCGGCTATGCCAGTATGTCTAATATCATTCTGCAACGAAGAAGGAGTAAACTATGTCCTATCTATCATGAAATCCGAAGAACATCCAAACGGATTAACAGATTCGGATATATCTAGAATGGAAAAGGAAATCAATGAATATTTTAGAAGTATCATTCCGCATAGTGATAAAGACAGGTCAATTCTAGATCAAGAATTCAAAATCAAGCATAAGTTCTTTAAAACTGAGGACGAGCTTCTAGAATTCTATTTTCATCAGGTAATTCCAAGACAGTCCTTTCTAACGGGCTGGAATTTTATCGATTTTGACTGGCAATATCTTATGAATCGTGCAAAGAAGAGAAATATCGATCCTCTTCAAAACATGCAGTCAAATAAGACGTTTAACAAGAGGCATAAGCTTCCAGTTCACCTAGGAATTCTAGACTACATGCACTTATTCCAAGACCCTGGATATAAGCCATATAAAGTAGTAGAGAATTATACACTGGACTACATTGCTAATAAAGCTCTTAATGTAACCAAGCTCAAGCATCCTTATAAAAACATGAGAGAGTTTCAACAAGATGTATATATGTTCACCAAATATAATGTGATCGATATAATACTTGTGAAGCTCCTAGAAGATAAATTCGGGTTATTAGATGTTGCATTTTCTCTTGCAAATACAGCACAGATCGAAGTAAATAAGATCCATAGCCCAGTTCATGTTACTGAAGTCCTAATGTGTAGAGAATTTCTAAACATGGATCGAAGAATGATGAAGAAGCCTTGGAGTAGTGGAGAAGATAAGGTAGATACAAAATACGAAGGTGCATATGTAATGCCTCCAGTTCCTGGATATTATGAGTATGTTGCATGCTACGACTTTAAGTCGATGTATCCAAACATACAGATGCAGTTTAATATTTCTCCTGATTCCTACTTAGGAAAAAAGGGCATGATTCGCGTTAATGGATCGGAAATATCTACCAAAAATGATACCTATTTTGATGGCAGAAAAGACTCGGTCGCGAGAACAATTCTAAATCGACTATATAACGCTAGAATTACCTCTCAAGACGAGATAAAAAAATTAAAGTTTTCAAAATGACAAGTAGAGATTTTATAAGCTGGCTGGACGGCTTCACAGAAGGAAAGAAAGATTTAAATTCTGAAGAAATTAATAGAATCAGAGAAAAATTAGACACTGTTGTTGACGTAAGTCCTTCTATCGTTCCTCTTCATCCGGTCCCTACTCCTGTCCCAGGAAGCGGTGATCCATACTCTCCTCCCTATTGGGTAGGAGACTTCCCCCCATTTGGAGGGACTACATTAACCTATTCGTATACCACGAATGATAAAAAATCTGATAAAGATGAAGTGGATAAAAAATCTGATTCTAAGGAATAAAAAAAATAAAGAAGAGATGATGACTGAAGAACAACTAATTAGTTACAAACAAAATTTCACTGGTCAAAGGTTTCAATGGATAAAAACAGACCGGCCCGAGCTAGTTGGAAAGATAGTAAAATGTAGGGATGTACAGCACCAAGGAAGAAGTGCGATCGCAGTATTTGAAGATGGATCTAAGATAGATATTAAACTGCTTAATAAAAATCTCTTGATGATCACTGGAGATATGCAACCACTGAGTAAGCAAGAAGCTATGAGCATAGGCGGAGCAAACCGTCCAAGTCAACAGGCTCCCTTAGAAACTCCTCCATCGGGAAGCGGACCGATTAAGATTCCAGATGAATTAAAGGAGTATCAAACCAAAAATGAACCTCCAAAGCAAAATTTAAGTAAGCCTCAATCTGAACCTCAAAGGCCGAGCGAACCTGCTAAAAATCCATTTGAGATGTTTAACTCTGAGGAAACTGAAATTGTTCTTAAAATGAACGTAAAAATTCCAGATAAAAAGCTACTAAAGCTAATGTATTCTAACGCTGAGAATAAAGAGGAGTTTGTAGACCAGCTAGCTGCTTACATTTATTCTCTTATAAATAATAATACAGTAGTAGATTCTTTAGAGTCAATCTTTGTAAGCAAGCCAAAGAGCAGAGCACAGGTAGTACACAAGAAGTCTGATACTGAAGATATAAAATTAACCGAGGTTGATGACGAATAAGGAATTCAAAAACAGTGAACAGTTTTCAGATGGTAAATATAGAGTTCTGAAAATAAGCGACGGATCCAAGGATTTAAGAAGAATTACTTGCGAAACTGAGGGTATCTGTTTGATACCCTTTGACACGTCTAACGGTAAGATTAGAAATGTATACCTAGCTCGCCAGATGAATTACCTTCAAAATCAAGAAGATCATTCATGTATCTGCATTGAATCTAGAGGAACTTACTCCTCTAACTTTGAGGAAGTTGAATCAATATGTAAAGAGGAGCTGAACATTGATTGTGATGTAAATGATGTTTACTACCTTGGATCAATTAAGCATAATTATCCATTCACTAAATCCTATAAGTGCTATGGTATAAATCTAGACAATCACTCTAAAGATCTATCCGGATTTGCATTAGATATTCCAAAATCAGAGCAAGATAATAGACTATATGCTCTTGATAAAGTCAGATTCAATAGAGTTCTCAACGGAGAAATCGAAGACTCACTATGCCTTGCCTCGGCCACTCTACTAATTTCGTACATAAATTCATAAAACTAGGAATATTAATTCCAGTACAATCTTATAAAAATAGATAATATGTCGTCATCAACAAAGGATTTAGTATCAGCGTTCGGTAAATTTAACGAACTATTAGAAAAACAAACCAAGAATAGAGTAACCCTTAGGGGATTTTCAGACATCGATGAATATATTCATACAGGTAACTACCTCTTGAATGCTCAGATGTCAGGATCTCTGCGAGGAGGATATCCAAATGCTAGGAGTCTTGGAATTGGAGGAGACAGTGGAACTGGTAAGACTTTCCTATGTTTGAATGCAGTTAAGAACATGCAAGCAATGGGATACGGAGTTTTCTATGTTGACACTGAGGGTGCCTTAGACAGAAAGGATTTTGAGAATTTCGGAATAGATATGTCGATGATGAACTACAAGAGAATTGGAGTTATATCCGAGGTTAAATTCTTTGTATCTGACATTATTAAGATGAAAGAGGAGAATCCAGGAATGAAAGTTGGAATAATTGTAGACTCTCTAACTCACCTTGAAACTAACAAGGAAATTGAAGATGTTAGAAAGGGAAGTAATGCACAAGACATGGGTCTTAGAGCAAAAGAGCTTAGAGCCCTTTTCAAGTCCTTCACACTAGATCTATCAAATCTTAAGATTCCACTCATCTTTACATCTCACACCTATTCAAGTCAAGATCAATATACTCCAAAGCAGATGTCAGGAGGTGGAGGTCCTCTATATGCAGCATCAGTAGTTATGATGCTCTCTAAAGGACACCTGAAAGATGACAATAAAACCAAGACTGGGGTAATCGTAAGATCGACGACAGATAAAAACCGATTGGCAAAACCTGCCAAAATAGAATTTCATATTAGTTTCCATAAGGGAATGAATCCATATATCGGTCTTCAGGACTATCTGAGTTGGGAAAACTGTGGAGTACAAAGAGGTAATAAGCTCACTGAAAAGGAGTATGGTAAGTTAAAACCAGCGGAGCAGTCTACTTGCTCATCATTTGAAGTAGATGGAGAAAAGTTCTGGTTCCTTCCAAAAGACAGAGCACTTAATTACGTAATAAAGCATTCAGGCGCCCTTGTCCCGTGGAGAGAAGTATTCACAGACAAGGTGTTTATTCCTGAAGTAATTGATGAGCTCGATAAAAACGTAATTATGCCAATGTTCAAGTACAGCTCTCTTGCTGAAATTGAACAAGATGAATTAGATGACTTTGATCAAATAGAGGATAATGAGGATTAAGAACAGCGTACCAATTAAGTATGCTCTAGATCTTCACCTCTGTAAGGAACATATATCCTCGGATGGAATAGTATTTGAGATACTTAGATATCTCTTAAATCAATTGAAGACTTCTGAAGTTGATTTAAATGCCCTAAAGTTTACCTCTAAAACATTGAAATATGTGTTTGGAGATAAACTAGATGATGACTTCAAACAGGAAGTAGTAGTCAGCATAAAAAAGCATATAGAAAAAGGAATGATAAAACCTAAAGGTAAGTCAATGTATATTACTAATGACCTACTTGAAACATATTATGAAAAATAACAAATGGTAGTTGATTTTACTGAAAATATAGATTCTCTTGAGTCAATGGTTTGGAACTTCATTCTAAATGAAGATAGTAACCAGAGCGAGCTTAAACCTCAGAACCATGATTCGCTCTCTCGAGAAGAGCTGATGCCGATGATTTTACCTAAGTACTTCAATAACGAAGATAGAATGGAAGTATATAAGGTTGGTCTAAAGTTTTTTAAGCAGTACAATAAAGTACCAAATAGAAAGGAGCTTACAAGCTTTATCAAGCTAAATAATGTTTTCATAGAGGATCAGGAATTTGAAGATCTATATCTATTCAATATTCGAGATTATAACTACGATTATCTATATCAATACGTTAAGGCATTCATTCTTCTCAGGAACCTTAATATTACTGTTGTGGACATTATGTCCTTTCTAAAAACTGCATCAGTAAATCCAGATAATATTAATTCTATTACTGAGAAGATAAGAAATGATATCAACAATAAGCTATCAGTAAGCTTCAGTAATTCAGGTAACGGTCTTAACTTTTTCGACCCTAAATCACATATACAGATACCTAAAATAGGTACCCCAAGTGGATTCGATTTCTTTAATAAAACTCTAGGAGGCGGATGGAACCTTAAAACCTTAGTAGTTTTTCAAGGGCGTCCTAAAGTAGGTAAGTCAATGGTTCTCGGGAACGTGGCCGCACGCTCTTTTTTAGCTGGAAATAACACTGGACTTGTGACGGTTGAGCTCGCAGACCGAAGCTATATGAAGAGAATAGGTTCTAATATCTTAAACGTTCCTAAAGATGACTATGAAAAGATAACAGACGAAGAGAATGCCTCACTAATCCAGAAAAAGATAACCGAGCTTAAGGAATCTGGGAGGAACCTTGGTCATTTAGAAGTCGTTGAATTCCCAACAGGAGGAGCAACAGCAATAGATATAGAAAATTATTTCTTAAGACTTGAAAACAGACTCAATAAGAAATTCAAAGTAATAGTAGTTGACTATCTGAATCTTCTTAAGCCTATTAAAGATCAAAACGGATTATACGAAAAGGTCAAGATGATATGCGAAGAGCTCAGGGGTGTTGCTATGAGAAATGAATGGTGTGTAATATCAGCTACTCAAATTAGAAGAGATGACGTAGACAATTTTGATCTAGGTATGGATTCAGTCGCTGAATCCTTTGGATTGGTTCACACTGTAGATTCTCTATATGGACTCATGAGAAGCCCCCTCGAAGGTCGAATGAAAATTAAAGTTATAGCTAACAGAGATAACGGATTCGAAGAAAGCTATAAGTTTTATGCAATGGAAAAGGATTACTTCAGGTTAACTGAGGAAAGAGGAATGAATAGTGAATATTATAGCGATGATGACATTGCAAATAGTCTTCAAGATCAGATCAGGGAGGAATACAGTACAGTAACTCCTAGCCCAGACACTGGTGAAACACCAAAACCTATGGCTGACGAAGAATATGATGCTCTCTTTAATTCAATATAAAAATAATAAAATGATGGATGGATGACAAGAAAAAAAGGGATGAGATAAACAGAAAGAGGAGAGAGGACAAGATATTCAATAATGGATATCGATCAGCAGAAGCGATGGATAATTCGGATTATGAGTATCGTACTCAAATATCAGTCAATTCTAATTATGCTGATAGTTATCTCAAAGATGTTTACGAATACGAGGAAACTCTTGAATACAATATGGGAGTATCTAAAATATTTGAACTGATTGAAGACGATAGTGAACTAAGTGCCTTGCTATATAAGAAAAAGATAGATTCGAGGATAAAGCTATCTAAGGAAGAGATAAACTGGTGCTTCAATCAAATACTCACTAAGATTAAATCCCTTAACACTGGAGAGCATTTCTATAGTCCAATATTTATTATAGAAGCTCTTTCTTCGATTCTAAACGTTAATTCTGGGGATCCAATAAAGGATTATCGAAAGCTCTTTGATTCGCTAGATGTTGAACATCAAGAAGAGCTTATTGTTGAATTAGATAAAAAGTACAATTTCCTAGGAGGAAAAAGTAGTAAAAAACGAATGCACTAATGAAATGGCTTAAAATTCAAGATTCAGGAGGATATAGAACATTTAACTTAGATAATGTGTCTCAGATAGAACTATATAGCACTACTAATATAAGATTTTATCTTAATGGAAGCTCAACTCCGACAACACTTACATTTGCTTCAGCAGATGATCGAAATGAAATGATGGAAAAACTATATTCCATAACGTCTTCTGTAGATGTAAACCGACTATCAACTCAACAGTAAATTAATCAAAGAAAAATTGCATGAACATTACGGGAATACGAAGGATATATGTACTTGGAGATCTTCATCTAGGAATAAAGAATGCTTCTATTGAATGGTCTGAGATACAGTCTGAATTCCTGCTAAATGATTTCATGAAGTCCATCGATGAAGATGGATTCGATCCTAATACTGATATACTAATACAAGTTGGTGATTGGCATCACGTGAGAGAATCAACAAACGTTAGAATTCAAGGTATCTCATTGAATATCGCAAAAAAGATGTGTGATAAGTTTCCAAAAGGAGTCCATGTGATTCTTGGAAACCATGATGTTTACTACAAAGATCAAACAGATGTCCATTCTCTAGTAGGATTCAGTGAAGCTCTGGATAACTTTAATATATACGAAACTCCTCAAAAACTAAACGTAAACAACCATAGGGTTTTAATGCTTCCCTGGATAGATTCAGTAGATAGATTTAGGGGGGTAATTGAAAAGTCTAAAAATGTAGATTACATATTCTGCCACGCAGATATAAAGGGAGCAAGCTTGAGTAAAACAACAAAGCTTGATCATGGAGTAGAGTTTAAAGAGTTAAAGGGATATAAGAGAATTTATTCCGGACATATTCACATACGTCAGGATCAGGATAATGTTCTCTACGTAGGTACTCCATATCAAATGGATCGAGGTGATCATGGAAATGTAAAGGGATTCTATGTATTAGACTTAGAAGGAGAAAATATTGAAGAAAGATTCATAGAGAACTCAACCTCTCCTAGATTCCTAAAATTTAACATCCATGATCTGCTTAAGATGGGATTAGACGAGATATCCGAAAGGTTCTCAAATAACTTTATAGACGTTTACATAGATCATGATTTTGCTAAAACTTTTCCAATAACTAGATTTATTGATTTAGTTAAAGACTGCGGGCATAGATCCTTAGAGTTTCAACCATATGCACTTGAGGCTACTCAGGATGAATCAAATCCTGAAATAGAAGTCAACTATGAGTATGACTTATTTGACGTCTTAAGTGAATATCTTAAATCTAGGGAGATCCCTTCTTACAAATCTAAGGAAATTTACGGAAAGTTTAAAAGCATATATGAAGATCTTAGAAATAATAAACCATACAACGAGTAATGAGGTTTAAGAAGATAATGTGGAAGAACCTGCTCTCTTATGGAAATAAGATCCAGCAGTACGAGTTTAGCGAAACTCCAGAACTAATACTAGTTGAAGGAGAAAATGGATCAGGTAAATCTTCGATCAAAGAGGCCTTAACGGTATCTGCATATGGAAAATCTGCAATTAGAAAAATGAAGGATCTTCCAAACTGGATTAACAAATCTGCTTACACGTATAATGAAATTGAGACATCCAAAGGAGATATAGTAACAGTTGAGCGAGGAATAGATCCTAATTTTACACAGATTAAGATCAACGGCGTAAATCACAATCTGCCCGATAAAAGAAAAGTAGACGAATTCATCGAGGATGAAATACTAGGTCTTAACTTCGCAACCTTCTGTAATACAGTAAGTCTATCATTTGACGACTTTAAATCATTTATAAACCTATCTGCATCCGATAAGAGGAAAATAGTAGATCCAATCTTTGGAATAGACATACTGAGTGAAATGAGATCTAAAGTTAAAGAAGATCTCAGAGACAGCTCTAAAAATTTAGATGCAATAAATCTCTCTATTTCTAAAAACGAGTC